TGGGATGGGGACAGCTCCAGGGCTACCCGAATATCACTCTCCGGTGGCCACTCGGACGGAACGACGTCCATTGGTTTCCCATCGACAATACAGGTCTGAACCTGGGTGTCATTGGCAACAGCCACCGAGTAAATCTTCCTGGCCAGCTCCTTCAGGAACCCAGAGGCGAACCGGCGAGCCATCACCCGAAGACGGGTTTCGCTGGCCTGGGCGAGGTCCTGCATCATGCCTTGGCTGTTCTGCTTGGAGATGACGTCCTTATCGACACCTTGGGACAGCCGAGAGACACCAGTGGTATCGCTCAGGTCCGTATCCAGCAGCTTCATCGTCTCAAAGACGAATGGATTCAAGCCTGCCTGTGGGAGTGGTTGGATGCCGTCGGGCTTGTTGATATTGACGATGCCGCCGAACTTGTTTTCCAACAGCTCACGCGGTGAGTCGAACGTCCCCCTCAGGACCGTGTAGCGCGGGTTGTTGGTCCGCATGGCATGATCGATAACCGACCGGGCCAATGCCGTTTTGGCGTTAGCAGTGGGGATGATCGGCTTGGTGAACTGCATCCCATGGAAGATGTGCGGGATACGGATGGGGACGTAGATGACAAACGGATGGTCCTCAACCTGATCTTTCTCCAGGATCGCATCCCCAGCCAGCAAGACTCGCCAATACCGTGGACGCCCGTCCCGCTCCATGTCAATGAAGCTGTATGCGTCCATCAGTGTGACCATCGGATCGCTTGGGCGATAGTGGCTGTCTTCGTCACTGACGCTGCGGATCAGCTTCTCTTCATACGCGAACCGATCGCTATCGGTGAGTGCCTTCTTCAGCGTCTCCTCATCATAGCCATCGGCAATCCACTCCGACATCCGCTTCGTCAGCCGGTGAGCAATGGCGTATTCATACGCATCCTTCGCTGCCGTGTTGACAATCAAGTCTTCCGGGGCAATCCCGGATACCTTGATGGCCCCTGAGTCGGTCTCAATGGTGAGAGTCACATCCCACAGATCGACCCACTCCTGAGAAGCATCCCCCTCCTCTGCGGGCTCAACCTCTGCCTCCAGGACAGCATCTTCCTGGGCGATTAGGTTCACCTGCTCCATCGTCAATCCACTCAGCTTCTTCTGCTGAATTTTGGATTCTTCAACCCAATCTACTCTGACAGCACCCAATCGCGCCATCAGGGCGTCGAAGACTACCTGGTCCAGGATGGCTTCGCCGTCGTTGGTGGTGAACAAGACATCGTTGACGTACTGGGTAGCCATAGCCGTCTGTACAGCGGTGGCAACCTTGTTCTTCCCTGGGGTCAACTTCAACGGCAGCTCATTGCCCAGGAATACCTCCAGGAGCATGGAACGAGCGGTCTCGACCTGATCGTAGACGTCAAGCGACCGGTAGCCGCTGGAGCCCCTGTGAAGTCGCCGTGGTAGGTCTCCAAAGTAGTATTGTAGGGCCAGAGCTCGTTCCTGGCTCAAGGTTTCATCCGCGAACTTGATGCCGTCGTTGAGATCACTATGGATAAGATCCACGATCTCACTGTCGGTCATCGGTTTGGTCTGGTCCATAGGGGCCTCGTGATAAAATAGTGATGGGGTATCATGGGATCGGGGAGGAGGCCCGAGTTAGCCCCACTACCCCCAACACTTACGACCATCAAAAGTCGTAACCGTCGAAACTGGATAGTGGCTCAGGCATGTATTGTTTGGAGCTTATGAAGTCATCTATGCCGATATCTCCATCCGCATCTGATTCGGCTCCCTCTTCCGGGTCCCACAAATCGTAGTTGTGTGGCTTACCTACCTGGCCTCTGTGGATGTGCAGCGCCAGCGCCAGCGCGATGATGGTGTCATCATGAGCGGTGGAATCTGCTTCGTATTTGCCGGTATCGGTGATGATGAAGGTCCGTGCTTCCTCCAGGGTAGCAGGGTCGTTAACCTTGATTTCACCAGCGGCGATGGCATCCCGCAGCTTATTGATGATCAAGGGCTTGGACTTCACTGAGGTGGTGAACCCGAGCTTGGTGGTCATCTGCTCGCTGATCTTGTCGAAGACCTCTTCGGTGTAGAACGCTGGGTAGTTGTAGTCCCTGGCCAGCCGCTGACATACGTGGTACCCCGGACCTGCGTTCTCGACACATATCTCCGCCTCGTTATAGAGCATCCCAAGCTCATAGAGCCAGCGGGCGTAATCACCCGGCAGAATACGTGCCCGCATCGTGGCGACCTGCTCCTTGTGGCTGTCCAAGACCTGAGCAACACTCCAGTCTGCGTTCTTCCTGCTAGTGGAAACACCATGGCCAACATCTACGCCAATGACATACGGCTCATTCGGCTTAATCGGCTCATAAATCTTCAAAGCCCCTGCCCGTGATTCCTCCCACCGATCTCCAATCAACACCTTCTGACTCAACAGCTCCTTTCGGGTCTCACGCTGCTTGGCCAAATGCTCCGGGGCGAATGCCTGCATACCGGACGAGATGAATGCTTCCTCATCGGTGAGCGGGTATTCCTGTTGAAACTTCAAGGCACCCTTCTCACCGATCTTCATCCTTCGCCAGTACAGCTGGGCATCGGATATCGGGGAGTACCAAGGCTCGTCCTTGTAAGCCTCGTGAGCGGCGGCTGCGTATTCCTCTTCCTCGAACGTCCGCTCAAAGTCCAGCGGCACCCGAGCGACATACTCATCCTGGACGATCCATGGAATGAAGATAGCCAGGAACTCGTTCAGTCCGCTCTTGGCGCCCTGCCACAGATCGAAGAACACACCACTGTTACCGTATGCAGTGGATTCGACAATGGCATAGGTGTTGTCCACTGGGGGCATGACGTCCATCAAGCCCGACCAGATTTCCTCTGCGGACCCACGCGGCCAAAATGCCAACTCGGAGGCATGGATGAACTGGACCGTGTCGCCACGTCCAAGGCCATCAGAGCCGGCGGTACCTACGATGATCGAGCTGTCCAACTTGTCGAATACCAGCTCCTTGCGGCTCGAATAGGTCGTGCTTGGCCTCAAGACTTCAGGACAGTTGTCGTGGTAGCGCCGGGTCATCGTGAACAGCGCGTTGGTACTGTCGGATTTATGGGCGACGACCATTCCTCGCATGCCTTGCCGTTGCGAGACATACCAGTAGAGCAAGCCCTCGATCAGCGTCGAGAGACCCTGTTGACGTCCCTTGAGGACGATGGCGCGTACGCGGCCCGTCTGTTTGAGCTGGGACTGAACGGCATCCCAGAAGATCGTCTGGGCTGTATTGGGTCGGAAGGGAATGATGCCCTTACCCGGCTGGGGGTCCTTGGGGCGAATCTTCAGTGCCCGTGGGGCGTAATAGGGAAAGTCTTCGTACAGGCGGCTGCGGATCGCTTTGGGATCAGCTTTAGCCACCGTCGATCTCCTTCAGCCACTCCTCCACCGATTTCTCTTCGGTTGCCTTGGGTCGGTGGGCTGCTGGGGTGAATTGGTATTTGGCAAGCGTTTCCAGCATCTGGATCATCTGCTTGGTGGTGAGGTAGCCGCTGAGGATCAGCATCTCCATCGCCTGCAGGGAATGAATCTGGGTGCCGTGGGCGTCTTTACTCTGTTGACGGGTCAGTCCTGGTACCATGCCTTCTGGGAATGACAGCTCTCCGTCATCACCACGAACCATCGGCACCATCATTTTAGTGGTTTTTGCCATGATCTCCTCCCAAATGGGAACATCAGAGCAGTCCTTTGCTCATGATCTTCAATTAACGCAAGGCAGCGAGGGCCCGTTTGATTCGCATGTACTCCTTGGCTTCCTCCAAGGACAGCTCAGGTAGAGCTTGCAATTCAGCCAGCCGTTGCAGTAGTTGTTGCCTGGAATCACCGGAAGTACCGGCCCCCTGCGCGGCCAACGCCTGCTGGAACCGATCCGCCAAGCTTCCTGGGGTGATATCCATCGGCGGTGGCTCTTCTCCACGAGCTCGCATTGCTTTCCTGGCACGCATCCTTTGCGCCACTTCATGGACTACAGCAACGTTCCTGTCGACCCCAGCCGCAGCCTGCTGAGTGCGCACTGGAGCGGCGGGGGGTGCATTGACGTGCTGACCACCACCGATATCGATAGGAGCCTGTACCGCCCCTGCTGGGGCTGTAGGCGCCTGAGGGATCGGCATAGGTGAGGGTACCGGCTGTGGAGCACGAGTGGGCTGTGGAGCCTGTGGTGCAGGCTGAGGCCCATTCGGTACTGGTGTGGTACGTGGGCGCATCGCCGGCCCTGGCTGTTGCTGCTTGGGACCGAGCTCTGCCTTAATGCGTTCCTCTCGTTGTGCTGCATCCACTGCGGCCTTATGGGACGCATCGGTAGGCTTGACCTTGGCTCGCGCCAACTTCTCACGCTTCTCCTGGGCGAATTGAGCCTCGGCTGCGGCAACAAACTCTTCATCCTTCAACCGGGCCTTAGCGATATCCCTCAGGTCCTTACTGGCAAAGGCGTTATCCTTGAGCCCTTTCTGGAGATAGTTGTACTCGGCACCTGGTGACATCCGGGGTACCCGGTCAAACAGCTCCTCCTCGATGTCGTAGTACATGTTCTCGCTGGACTTCTTCCGCCCAGTCAGGAACCTGTCCGTGTTCTGGTTGCGGGCGTATAGCGGACCGAAGCGCTC